TTTTACCTAATTTTTTAAGGAACCCAAACTCAGCCATACCTGTAATTGGGTTGATAGACATTCCTTCACCAACAGTATATTCATTTGGATCTAGTCCAGCAGACATCATTTCTTGTTGTATTATTCTTTGAGTTGCTGGAGAGATAACTGGTGGAACTACCATTTCTCCTGGTGCTACGTGGGCAAGCATGCTGTCTTCGTTTCTTCCTAAACCTGCTATGCCTTTGCCTGAGTTGTCTATTCTATTCATGCTGAAATTATTCCTCTGTACATTTTAACCAAAATACCAATAGGTACCTATCTCCTGATTCTACTGCAAGTCCTCTATGCATGTGAGTAAAACTCGGAAAAATTAGAGCGTGGCCTGTAGGTAATGGTTGAACTGTACCACGTTTTAAAAACTCAGTTCCACCACCTTTGTACTTTCCAGTATTCAAAGGAACTACCATACTAATATCAGCACTTGCATCATGATGCCAGGCGCCTTGTTTTTTATCCTTTAAATTATAGTTAGCTATTTGTATTCCACCACTGTCTATATGGCGATTCCAAATATTTAAAAATATAGGATTTCCTATAGTATATATTGTTTGCATTAAAGATTGGAAGATTTGAGGACAATTATCTTGAAAAGTTATTTCTGGTATTTGCCGTAAATCATCCTCTTCTTGATTGGGTTCAAACCCAAAATGATCTTCTAGGTGTTTCATTTCATCTAGCAATATGTCACAAAATTTTTCTGAAAAAAAAGGCACTGTGTATACATCTTTTACTGGTTCTTTAATAATTTTATCTAACTTGGTTTTTTTTCTTGGGCTTGTTCCGCCGTCTTCGTAGAAACTTACTATAGGTTTTATAGACTCTTTTACTGCTTCAAAAGTATCTTTTTGTATGTACCAATCGCTTGGATAGGTAAGTAAAAGGTTTTTAGGTTGGTATTCTTTTTCTAGCTGTACCATCTTTCAACACCATATCCTGTTATGTTGTCAGTTACATTTACAGAAACATTGCCATCAGTAGTAACAGTTATTTTGCCTAATTCAGCTTGCATCTCATAACCAGTATCAAGACCTCTCTTTTCAATATCAAGCCATCTATTTCCTGTGTACACTTGCAGAACATCTATACTGGTATTCCATATAATACTACCTGCATTAAATTGCAAAGTATTTTTATCTGCTTCATTTATTTGACGAATATTATCTGTATCTACTGCGCCAAGATTTATTTCTAGTATCCTAACTAACCTGTTAAATAAATCAGGAGTAACAGTGTCACTTGCTATAGGTAGCTGTGTTTGTAGTAACTTACTCATCGTCTACCGTCTGGTTTTATATCAATACGTGTTGCTCCTAGCCTCCAACCAATAGATAAATTACCATCATTTACAGCATCGTCATTTGACTCAAATCTTAATACTATCTGTCTTGACCTACACCGTACAAAAACTTGTTGAGTAGAAGAAGTTACTGCATTAGTTGAGTTAATTGCAAGAGAATCCCCAGGGTAGTTTCTTGTTTTTAAAACTATATTTACATTACCATTATTTTCATCTTGGATAAATTTATAATCTGGTATTATTCTTTTTAAGAAAGAGAATTGCTCACCGTCTCCTATATCTAAATCAGAACTTTCTATAAAAACATTAGTCATAGGAGATCCGTCATCATCAAAGCCTGATTCTTGTTTATATAACAAACCATCGCTTGTTGCTCTAGGATAATTAACAATACCAGAGTCAAGCCAGGCAGTTCTTGATAATTCTCCGTAGAACCAAATACCCTCTACATAGTTGTACATTACATATCTATCTACTTCTGACACACTGCTAGAGCAATAAAACCAACCTACTTCACTTTTATCTTTTATGGTAAAAGCATTTATTTTAAATGATTGCCCAAGGTTTATATCTCCAAAGACATAGTTATGAACTGAACATGGCAAGGTTGCAACACTACCATTATATGAATAGAAGTTGTTATAACTCATCCAGTAGACACCATTAGGAGTTGTAATTGCAGCCTTTGGCCCTATTAGGCCTGTACCCTCATTTATTAAATTAATACCAAAGGTAAATGGTGGCCCTATAAATTGCATACTATATAAAGCTGTATCAGTCCAAACCAATACTTCTTGTCTTGCTTTCACTCCACCAATAATAGATGAACCAGATGATAGCCTTAATGATCCTGCTGTGTTTGTTGATAATGGCTCAAAGTCTAAATCGTTTTCTTGATCACTAAATGCTATTAACATAGGATCTACAGCACCAGTCCTAGAAGATCCAGATATAGGATCTGCACCTAAAACAATTAAATGCCTATCTTTTTCTGATGTAATAACTTGTAAACCCTTAGTGGGTACTAAGTTTGCTCCTGATATTCCAGATAATTCAAGAGCTCTTACGTCAACTCCGTTATTTTCTGTCCATTTAAATATTCCAGCAGCTCTTTGGTTAATTATTAAATTTTCGCCAAAGTTATCATGCGTCCATAGTCTTAACTGATTTGTTTCACTAAGGGCAGAAATACTACCAAAAGTTCCTTCGCCCCAACTATTTGCACTCCAACCACTACCGGCAACATAAACATCTAAACCAACATGAACTTGATAGGCTCCTACAACAGATGAACCGCCATTATTACTATCAGATGAATTAGCAGTTACAGTAGTCCCTGATGTATCTTTGGCTGTAATTGTGTAACTGTTTGCATTGACTATGGTATTTATTTGATACTCTTGATTCAAAACAGCTGCTGTAATACTGCCACCTAGTGTAGCTGCACCGCTAAATGTTACAAAATCAAACTGAATTGCACCATGAGATGTGTCTGTAACGGTAATTGTTGCATCACCATTAGCAACTTTAGCAAATGTTACATCTCCGGCAGAAGTTGTAGATCTTATAGGTGTTATGTCATTGAAAGAAGAACCAGCCTCTATGTAGTATTTAAAATGCGTTCCAAGTCCTAAAAACTTTGTACTTTCAAGAGAAATCCAAGCATGTAATGCTCTTGCAGTACCTAGATAGGTATTTGATGTCTCTCTTTCCCAGCCGCCAAATTTTTCTGGCCTACCTTTTCTAAAACGTACAAGATTACAGTCAAACCATCCTCCTTCGTTATCGTAGGCTGTTCCTTCTCTATTAATGCCTGGTTTAAATACTATCTTCTGCAAAGGCATCGTTATACCTCATGCCATTCTTTATTTTCAAACAATAAAGCTTCGGCCTCACGTCTGCGTATCAAACCTTCTAAAACCACCCCAGCAGCTTTATTCCATCTTTTTATTTGCGCAGGCACATCTTCGTATGCGCCATTATTTAAAACTTTAAGCATTGAACTGCTTTTAAGGTTGTTTGGCCCTAAATTAAATACCCATGATACTAAAGAATCAAACTGATTTTGATTTATATCAACAGTCACATAGTCGTTGATATACCCTTCATACTCTTTCATGTCTTCTTCTAGAATTTTATCTGCTTCTTGTTGAGTTACTAAGTCTCCTTCTTTAACACCAGCAGTGTGACCATATCCTATAGTCCATACGCCTGCTGCGCATTTGTATGCGTTGTATTCGCATCCTTCAAATTTTTTAATTAGCGATAAGCCTTCTTGTGATATGTTCATATCTTTACTCCGTTTCTTTTGTAGTAACTGTCTTATAATAGACAACAACTTCTTTAAGTTCATTTATATACCTTTTTAGTTCTTGCATATTATATGCCATGAGTTCGTAATCGGGCACAGACATAGCTAAGAATACCACTTGACCTTGGTCTTTCTCAACTCTAGTTAGGAATTCTTCTAAATTTTTATCTGATACTACATACCAATAAGGATCTTTTAGATCTATTTCTCTAGGCATTATAGGCTGTACTATAGTTCTTTCTATAGGTTTAGATATAACCTCTACCTGTTGTTTACTTGGTATTAGGCTGCAACTGCAAGCCATCATCAAGACTGTCGATACTACGGCTATCTTCTTCGATACTATCAAATACATCTTTAGTTCCTTTGTTTACTCTTGGTTCTATTAAACCTGGTTTAGCTGCGGCTAATTTGGTTAGGTTGTGTCTTTTAAACATATCAAGATACCTACTCATGTCTGCTTCTATTTCTTGATTGCGTGATTGAATGACTAGCAAGCCTTCTGTTTGCTTTGCAAAATCATTCTGTAATGATTCTATTGCTGCCTTCTGTTCTTGATCTCTTAATTCAAATGCTTGATTAAGAGCTGATAGTTTAGAGTTCTCGTTCCATAAAAGATAAGTAGCTAATCCCATAACTACTATAATCCCTATGAATACTTTGCTCATACAAACCTAGATAACATTACCGTTGCTAGTATAAAAGGATAAACAGCCCAGATCATGTTCTCTAGTTTATCAAAACGCTTTGATCCATCTTCTAATCTTTTATCAATACTTTTGTATAATGCTTTACATTCTCTTTCGTGTGACTCTATTGCATTAAGAGCATCTTTTGCAGTTGCCATTTACTTCCTCAAATTGTATATACGTTTAAAGATTTTTCCTTACCTTTAACTTTTATTGCTTCTAAAGATTTTAACTCAAAACTACAGTTTTTGGCAGTCTCTTCTCCTATAAGAATATCAACGCCAGCTTCTTTAGTTCCAGACTCAAGTCGAGCTGCTATATTTACACAGTCTCCAATGGCTGAAAAGTCAAACCTAGTATCAGATCCCATGTTACCTACTACAGCTGTACCAGTATTTACTCCCACCCCAATAGCAATCTCATGTGATAGTTCTTTGTTAAGTTCTTTGATTGCTTCTTGCATTTCAATAGCAGTCTTTACTGCTTTGTCTTCATGATCTTCTAAATCTAAGGGTGCTGAGAATATGGCCATGCAAGCATCACCAATAAATTTATCTACCATGCCTCCATTTCTTTGCACGCATTCTACTTGTACTGTTAATGCCTTGTTCATAATCTCAGTAACTTCTTCTGGTTGTAGTTTTTCTGAAAGACTAGTGAAGCCTCTGACATCTGTAAATAAAAATGTAGCGTATCTTTTCTCGCCACCGAGTTTTAATAAGTCTGGATTCTTTTGTAATTGTTTAACCTGTCTTGGATCAAGGTAATGTTCAAATTGTTTTTTAATTAATTGACGCAACTTAAACTGCTTTCTAAAGTTTATATAGAAGGCAATAGCTCCTGTTATGAATTGTGAGATCAAAGTCCATGAAACATCTATCAAGTAGCCCTTATGAATGCTAAAACTTCCTAAGAGCCCCGTGGTTAATAGTAAAAATATAGCTATACTTACGCCCTTAGTTACACCAAGATAATTAATTACAATCCATGTCAAGGACACGAAAATTCCAAAAATTAAAATTTCCAAAGCT